GAAATGTTCTTTGAAGAAAAAGAACATTTCTTAATAGGAAGTGCTGTAGATGATTTTATTACTATGGGTGAAGAATATTGGGATAACAATTATCATGTTACTAATATTGTTAAACCAAGTGAGGTAATCATGTCTATTGTTCAACAAGTGTTTCATAGTAGAACCTCAGATGATTGGTTTCAACAAGATTTATTATCAGCTATTGATGCACATAATTATCAATCTAATTGGAAACCTGAAACTAAAGTTAAAAAAGTAAGTGAGGAAGGTGAAAGATATTGGTTAGAATTAATTAATAGTGAGAATAAAACAGTTATTGATGTAAATCAATATGCTAAAGTTCAATCTATTGTTAATCAATTACTTACTCATAATTACACAAAAGGATATTTTATAGGTGATAAAGATAGAGATATTTATTACCAAGTTCCTATTTATTTTACATTAGAAGATATTAATGTAAAAGCATTATTAGATATGATAATTGTTGATCATGAAACAGGAACTATATATCCTATTGATATTAAAACAATTGGTGATTATACTAAAAACTTTGATTATCAATGTTATAGAAGAAGATATGATATACAAGCATCTTTTTATACAGAAGCAGTAAATCATTGGAAAAATCAAAACTTTTTTAATTATAGAGTTTCTAATTTTAGATTTATAGTTGCATCAACTACTAAACAATGTGAACCTATTACTTTTATTACTACCTCAGATTTTATAAGTGCAGGTAAATATGGTTCTTCTAAAATGAGAGCTTTTAGAATAGGTGAAGTACAATATAATAGTGAATATTATATGTATGGTTATAAGAAATTAATAGACATATACAAATGGCATTTAGAAAATGGTTTTGATAAAGATTATGATGTAAATGCTAATATGGGTGTGTTTTCAATTGGTTCAGATTATCAAAGATTTTAAAGATGGAGGGAATAAAAATTCGGTTTAATGAATTGATTATTAATAAAACTTCTAGGTTTGTAAAACCTTCCCTAAGATTATATGGAGAAGATTTTGTTAGTAAAATTAGTTCTGTGTTTAAACTAGCTTATGGTTTAAAAGATGTAAACAACCCTAAAAATTATAATAATCATATTTTTATATTGGTTGATGCATCAAAATGTAGACAACATTTTATAGATACTTTAGCATGGGTAAGATTACAAGAATATTATCAAGATGATTATGCTGTAGATAGTTTAGTCAATGGAAGATTACACATGATTGTAATTAAATTACCTGATGTTATTGATTTATCTAAATTCTATAAGGGCAAGTATAGTGAAATGTATGTAAATGAAGAATTAATAGAAATGTTAGAGGATAATGATAAAGCAATAGTTAAAAAAGATTCAAAATATAAAAAAACATTTGTAAATAAAATTAATAAGTATTTTGAAACAACATTAAAAGAAACTGAATTAAATTCTGAAGCTGAATTAGAATTACCCCCAAATATAGATGAATCAGAAATATTTGTTAACTTTGGAGTGTAATTTTTATTACACTCTTTTTATTTAAAATTCTATGATAATTAGTATAGCAGGTAAAATAGGTAGCGGTAAAGATACTGTTGCTAATATTTTTCAATGTCTTTGGTTAGAAGAACATTTTTTAAATCAAGGTAAATACATTAATTTTTCAGCTAATAATTTTGATGATTTAATTTCATTATTTGAAAGAGAATATAGATTAATTGGCAGATATAATGTTATCAGATTTGCTGATAAAATAAAATTAATGGTATCTTCTTTATTAAGTGTTCCTGTAATTAAATTAGAAGACAGAAATTTTAAAGAAACATCTTTAGGTGAAAAATGGAATAATTTAACTCCAAGAATCATTTTACAATTACTAGGTACTGAGTGTGGTAGAAATATTATTCATCCTGATATTTGGGTTAATTCTACTTTATCACATATAAAAAACAATGAAGATTATATAATTCCTGATTTAAGATTTAAAAATGAATATCAAGAATTAAAGAAATTAAAAAGTTATATGATTAAGGTTATAAAGTATGATGTTATTGATAATTATCATAACTCAGAAAATGATTTAAATGATATAACTGAATGGGATGCAATTATTATTAATTCTGGTTCAATGCAAGAGTTAATAGATCAAGTAAGAATTATTTATCAACAAGTAAAACCTAAGTAATATGTTTTTATTGTATAAAATTGAAAATGATTATTTCTTAGTAGATGGTAATAAACAAGAAACATCTTTATTTCCTTGGGAAAAAGATAGTTATGTATTACAAGTTTTAGCTACTACAAGGAGATATGATAATGTAACACTTCCTGAATTAAAAATTGAAAACATAGATAACTTAATTATAGGAGATGAAGAAAATAAAAAATGGAAAGTTGATGTTGATGAAAATTTAAAAATATATTTAAAAAACCAATATTTATGATTGAAAAACATCTTTCTGAAAGAATTAAATTTTTAAAATTTGCAGTTCTTAATTTTAATAATCCATCAAAATTTTCATTTGCTTTAAATGAATTATTGATAATTGAAGGATTGTTAAAACCTATTAAAAAACTTTTTATTGATCCTCCTAGTGGGTGGAGATATGGGTTTCCTAAAGAAATTAGTTCTGATATTAAAGATGTTAAAACTTGGTTAGTTGAAAATGGTTATCCCCAAGAAGAAATAGATAGTTATGGGGATAACTTTTATTGTAGATATTTTAATTATGAGGATGATGAAAACACCAATAGAAAAACTGATACATTATATTAAAGAAACATATAATATTGAAATTGATAATGATTTTGTTAGATCAATATTAGCAGAAGAAGAAAACACTTTTATTTATTTTCATGTTAAAGGTCAATCTTTTTCAGCAGGTCAGAATTTATTTAATATTAAAGAAGCAGAAAAAGCTTTTGATGAATTTTTTAAAGATAATCAAAGAATATGATAAGAGAATCTGTAAGAAAAGCATTAGATATAAAGCCATCAGGAAGGAGTAGTGATTTCATTACTCCTTCTTTTATTCATGGATGTTTGTATCAATGTGCATATTGTTATATGCGTAGAAATAAACCTGAAGGTTTATCAATAGCTACTAATGTAAGTGAAATATTAGAAGTTATTTTTAACCATGCTCAAAGTTTAGGAACTAAAGAAATTCCTAATCAAACTCATTCAAATTTATGGACTTATGATATTTCATGTAATGAAGATTTTGCATTACATTTAAAATATCATGAATGGAAAACTATTTTTGATTTTTTTAAGTATTCTGATTTACCAATAATGGGTACATTTGCTACTAAACATGTAAATAATAAATTATTACATTATAATCCTGATAAAAAAATAAGAATTAGATTTTCATTAATGCCCCAAGAATTATCTAATATATTAGAACCTAATACATCTTTAATTTCAGAAAGAATAGATGCTATAAATGATTTTTATTATGCAGGATATGATGTTCATATTAATTTTAGTCCTATTATAATAAATCCAGGAGTTAAAAAATTATATGAAGATTTATTTAAAAAAATAGATTATTATGTAGATGATAAAATTAAAGAAAATGTTTTTGCTGAATGTATTATGCTTACACATAATGATAAAATGCATTTTTATAATTTAGAACATAATTCAAAAGCTGAAGAATTATTATGGTGTCCTGATAGACAAGAATCTAAAATTTCTTCATTTGGTTCTAAAAATATAAGATATAAAGTAAATTTAAAAGAACAATACATAAAAGATTTTGTAAAATTACATGATGAAATAATCCCTTGGAATAAAATTAGATACATTTTTTAAAACATAAAACAATGACACCAAAAGAAAAAGCAAAAGAACTATTATTTAAATTTGTAGCATTAGATAATGACATATTTTGTTCTGTAAATTATCCGTATGCTAAACAATGTGCATTAATAGCAGTAGATGAGATTTTAGATGACGATGTATATGATATGAGTGAAAAACTATTTGAAAAAAGAATTGAATATTGGGAAGAAGTAAAACAAGAAATAGAAAGGCTATAACGGTCTGACGCTATACGAAGGCAGGGTTTAAGATGCACTCCCTTTCAGCCTACCACAAATAATAAATAGATGCACACCGCTTGTATTAGCAGTAAAGCCCCTGCTTTTGTATAGCGTATGTTATAGGGCGTTTAATTCAGTCAAAATGGAAAAGAAAGAACAAAAAACAAGCAATTTTGGAATAGCGATTTATATTGCTAAAACTCACGGGCATAATATTTCAGATGATAAATTAACGGAAGTTGCAAAAGCAATGAATTTGAAACCAAAAGTGCTTATTAAAAATTATAAATCGGTTGTATTAATAAACGAAATTGTCGGGTCGCTAAATGCCCTATAACGGTTTGCCGCTTGCTGTCAGTGGCGGCTTAAATGCACTGACTTTCGTTTAACCACAAAATTTAATAAAATGCAAGAAACTAACAATTTACCACAAACCCCGCCATTGCAGCAAATGGCT